TGGGGGTGATCGAAAAGAACCAGGCCAAGCTGGTTCTTGCAGGTGACTACCTTCGTCAGTGGAGGGAGGGACTCACTTGAGCATCGACTACTGGCGCTTGGTCAAGGAGTTCACCGTCGGGGACATGGTCCAGCGCTATGCTCCTGGCCAGGGCGGCTATTCGCTGTCGCCCTTCCTTGGCCGCGTGACCGCCGTCCATCGCGGGCTCGGCGTGCTCGACGTCCAGTGGCCGTATGGGAACGAAAGAATGTTCCCCGACGACGTCGTGATGGTCAGCCCCAAGTCGACGAGCTGGTTCCCTCCTGCGCTCATCGACCAGACGTACATGGCCCTCGATACAGAGCGGGCGCGCGAGCTGTGGCATCGGCTCGTACGCAGAAGCTCTGGAGGACCATCGAGGTCGCGCCCGACTTCCACCTCTCTCTGGCGAAGTGCTGGAAGTCGGGGTCCGATGAGGTCGGCGCGTACGACGCCCTCTGGCGCAAGTACGCGAGCCAGACGCCCGACGCGGTCATCCGCGACGAGGTGACGAAGTTCTACCGGCTCGGGCGGAACATGGTCGATCTCCGCATCAGCCAACACGTCGAGAAGACGGCGGCTTACTGGGTGGCGCAGAATCGGACCTACCGGGTGACGAAGGAAGAGCACGACGCGGGCGTCCCCAACTGCCCCAAGTGTGGCAAGACGATGCGCAAGACGACGTACAAGATGCGGGAAGGGGATCGCATCCGTCTCTTCGCGTGCCCCAAGGACTTGTTCCTCCTCAAGCAGGACGACTTGCTCGGTCCCGGCGGCGAGCCCGTGACTTGGGGCGCGCCAGCTCCGAAGTCGGTGGGGGCGACGTAGCCATGGCGATGTTCAAAAAGGCTGACGCCTCGCTCATCAAGCCGGACATCAACTTCTCCGGCTGGGACATGGTTCGCACGGCGGCCACCAAGGGTCGTGGGAAGCTCGCGTCCGAGCGCGATGTCAACGCCGCCAAGGTCGTTCTCCAGGAGTATGACCCGAAGCACTTCCTCCTCAGCCACTGCACGATCATCGCGTCGGTGAAGACGGAGCAGAGCAACGCCCCGCTCGGGAAGAGTGTCGTGGACGGGTTCCAGATCGAGCGCAAGTACGCCGACTGGCTCATCACGACTGACTCCTCCAAGTACGTCAACAACAACAACGACGCCTGGGAGACGCGGCTTCTCCTGTCGTGTTACCGGACGTTCATCGGCGGCGAGAACTACGTCGAGCACATCCAGATCCCCGAGATGTCGAAGGGGAAGATCATCGACGCTGCCGCTCGAGACATCGGCGACTCGATCTACGTCGACATCCTCGTCGCGACCCAGCGCAAGCACCGTTCGCTGATCTCCATGATCACGAGCGGGCAGCTTCAGACGCTCTCGATGGGTTGCCAAGTTGAGTTCACGCTCTGCTCGAAGTGCGGGAACGTCGCCTACGACGAGACGCAGCTCTGCAACCACATCCGGTACTTCAAGGGCAACGACTACGTCGATGAGCTTGGGCGCAAGCGCAAGATCGCCGAGCTGTGCGGCCACATCAACGAAGAGCCGGGCTCGGTCAAGTTCATCGAGGCGAGCTGGGTTGCGAACCCCGCCTTCACGGGCGCTGTCCTTCGCAACATCCTCTCGCCCGAGGAGATCTCGGAGATTCGTTCGGTTGGCGAGAAGATGCAGATCGCTTTCAGCGAGCCCCCGCGAATCCCGTACAGCGGCCAGATGGCTCGAGCGGCTTCGCTTCTCCTCGCGCAGGACGATCAAGGCGACGCGCCCCCGCCCCCGAGCGACGACAAGGGGAAGGACAAGAAGGACGACGACCCGGTCGGCAAGGCCGTGGAAGACATGGCAGCCCTCATTCGTGAGCGGGCGCTCGCCAAGGTTCGTTCGGAGATGGGGAACGCCGAGAACTCCCAGCTCCCCGACGAAAATCTGTCCAACGAGTCCCTGATCAAGTCGGCCCTCCAAGATCCGACCTGGCAGCGAATCGCAAGTTTCGTCCGCAAAGTTACTCCAGGGTCAACGGGAGTTCTTCGCGATCGTCACGCGCAGAAAATGTTCGTCGGCATGATCCTCTACCGTCATGGGGGTTGGGCTGCCGTCGCGAACTCCAAAAAGTTCTCTGGCCGCGAGATTCTCGGGCTTTCACGCCTGATCGATATCGCGACAAAGCGCCGCCTGATGGCTGGCGAATCGCGAATCTACCGAGCTGTCCTCTCAGTTGGGGGACTCTCAAAAGATGGAGATGTAAATAGATACCTGTCGGAGTGCCGCCAAGTTCTTGGACACACCCCGACCGATTCCGAGAGGCAAGCGCTCCTCGTCAAGGCCCGCCTCTTCGCCATGGGATCGTGATTTCTTTTATAGACCCCAGATTGATGAGGAAAGGTAACTGACCATGCGCGAGCGTACCACGTGGAACCGGGACCAGATCACGGCGGCGATGTCCCGCACTGCGGACCCGTACGCCATGAATCAGGATCACCTTCAGCAGCAGCCGAAGGCGGACAAGTACCTGACGGGCGACCCGTCAACCTTCGCCGAGGACATCACGGAGCCCAACACGTGGGACCGTGAGTACGCCGGCGGAACCACCGAGCGTGACGAGATCGGACTTCCCGAGTTCCGCGGGGAGACGTTCAACCACGCCGAGAAGACCGCGTCGATGGACGAGGCGACCCTCATCAAGAAGGCCGACCTCTGCGCGACGGTCGCTCGCATGATCCTCAAGGGTCGCAAGTTCGCGACCGAGGCGGCGGCGAACGAGGCCATCGAGGCGCAGTCGGTCGCCCTGATGTACATGCCGAACGCGGATCTCATCCAGACGGCGAGCCGCCTCGCTGCCGAGGAGGACTTCCCCGGTGGGCAGTTCCCGCACAAGGACCAGTCGCAACAGGCTGGTGCGACGGCCCCCGTCGCCTCTCCTCAGGAGGCCGCCGTGGCAGCCGTGAAGCAGGAGGAGGCCTCGTACCAACAGGCCGTCCAGACCTGCATGGCCGCCGTGAAGGGCACCGACCAGAAGGCCGCTGCCGCTGCGGTCCAGGCGATGATCGCCCAGGGGGCGAAGCTCGCCAAGGTCAAGAAGGCCGCCGAAGAGGGCCAGCAGCAGGCGCAGCAGGGCCAAGGTCAGCAGCAGCAGGCCACGCAAGAGGGCCAGCCGCAGCAGGGCCAGGGGCAGCAGCAACAGCAGCAGGCCACCGAAGAGGGGCAGCAGGCGCAGCAGGGCCAAGACCAGCAGCAGCAGGCGGCCCTCGAGGCGATGCTCGCGGGCGCGACCGACCAGGCCGTGCAGGCAGCGGACTACGACTCGCACAAGGGCCCGGCCATCAACCCGCCCGGTTACGGTCCGTACAACGGTCCGCAGGCCGGCGGCGCGAAGAAGGAAGGCAAGTCGGCCAACGAGCAGGTGCAGCAGGCTCCCCAGCAGGGCGGCCAGCAGCAGCAACAGGCGCAGCAGCAAGTGCAGCAGGAGCCCCAGGGCCAGCCGCAGATGCAGCAGGCCGATGACCAGCTCCTCGACGACATGCTCATGGGCCCCCAGGGCGGCGGTCAGATGAGTGAGGTCGACATCGAGATGGAGCCCGCCGCGATGGACGTGGGCGACGTCGTGCTCTCGGCGACGGACGACGAGGTGCTCAAGAGCCTCTTCGCGAACCAGGAGACCCAGGACGCCGAGCAGGCCCAACAGGCACAGCAGGGCGGCCAGGCACAGCAGGGACAGAAGCAGGCGATGACGCGCACGGCTTCGACCCGCACGGTGGGTACGCGCCCGTCGGGCGGCGTGTCCAAGATCGGCGGAGCCCCCGGCCCGCAGGCAAGCGGCGGCGTGGACGCACTCTCGGCCCTCTGGCCGTCGGCGCCCGACGTTCGCGACGCCTTCAACATGCGATGAAGTACCCATCGGGGCTCTCGAGCCCCGGTGCCTAGATCAAATCAGAACTGAAACCACCCCAGCAGGAGCCTCCACAGGAGTCACAAAAACATGACCACCTTCGCAATCGGCGGCCAGGGCTCGGGTGATTTCCGCGAAACGTCTGGTCGTGTGCAACTCCTCCACGTCGTCACCCGCAACTCGCAGGGTGCACTGACGCCGGATGCGTTCACGCAGGCGAACCCCCCGGTGATCACCACGGCCTCTGGCAAGTCCACCACGCTCGCCACCATCACCAAGGTGGGCGTTCTCGGAGGTACGATCGCGTTCACGCGACCGGACTTCGGGAACGGCTACCACGGCGGGCCGACACTCGTCAGCTCGGCCTACGTCGCTGGTCAGAAGCCCCTCGGCATCTTCATCAACGACAGCATCGGGAACGCCTTCGAGAACACTCCCGGCATCGCGTCGGGCAAGGGTCCGTATGTCTGCGGCAGCGGTTCGACCGTCGCCGACGCCATCTACGAGACCAAGAGCCAGGGCCTCTCCGGCGGCCCGGCCATCGGTACGGCGATCACGTACAACCCGGGCGACAAGCTGTTCGCCTCGGCCAACGGGCTCGTCACCAACGTCCTCACGGATGCCTACGAGTACAACGTTGCAGGCCAGGGAAGCCTGCCGTTCGTCACTGCGATCGGCGTCGTGAAGGTCGCCCCCGACGCCAACAGCAGCCTCCTCGTCTTCGACGTTCGCGTCTGAGCGAGAACGAAAGGAAGAGGAGAAAGAAAAGTCATGAACCAGGTCGACAACGCCTACAAGCAGCAAGTCATCGGCGAGTACATCAAGACCGCTGCCGGTCGCGCGAAGCTCGCCGCGTCGATGATCCAGCCCCTCCGGCTGCGTCGCGACTACACGGCAGTCGGTCGCAAGACGTTCCTCGTCGAGCAACTGCCCGATGGAGCCCTTCCGATCTACGACAAGGATCCCGAGGTCACGGCCTTCGTGGTCGGCGAGGAAGGCGAGAACATCCTCGCCATCCAGAAGCCGCGGCGCGTGATCTTCCCGCTGTTCGAGGTCGCCTCGAACCCCGAGATCCCGCTCACCCAGATCAAGGAGCGCCGCTTCGACCTCATCGAGCGGTCCCAGGATCTGGCGAAGGCGCAGATCCAGGCCGCCGAGGACGAGCGCGTCTTCGCGGTTCTCGACTCGATCGCCGTCAGCGGCTTCGACACTCTCCCGGGCCAGACGAACCCCGACGTCGCCGTCGTGGCTCCGATCAGCCCGAGCGTCCT